CCAAAAAGCCCGCGACGAAGAAGGCCGCCCCCCGCCGACGCCAGCCCCGGCAGCTCGAGCTCCGCTCGATCGAGCCGTTCTTCCTGGAGCGGCCCGACGCCGTCACGGCCCAGACGGCTATCCGCGTGACGGCGATCCTGGCGTGCGTCCGGTTCGTGGCTCAGTCGCTCGCGAGTTGCCCGATCCACATCATGCGGAACGTCGGCGGCGGCCGCCGCGAGCCAGCCCGCGACCTGCCGGTCTATCGGACGCTCTCCAAGGCCCCGAACTTCTGGATGTCGTCCTATGAGTGGGTCGAACTCATGGGCCATCACTGTGCCCTGTGGGGCTCGGCCTATTCGCGGATCGTCCCCGGCCCCCGGGGCGGGTTCGCCGAGCAGCTCCTTCCGCTGCACCCGTCTCGGATGACGCCGAAGCTGGTGGCCGACCGGAACGGCCAGCCGATCGACCTGGTCTACGACTACCAGGGCCCCGAGGGGGCGCGCACGTACGCGCGCTCCGAGATCCTGCATTTCCGCTGGCTGTCGGACGACGGCTATAAGGGCTTGATCCCCTCCGAACTGTGCGGGACCGCCGTCGGCCTGGCCCGCAAGCTCGACGCGGCGGCCTCCTCCTACTGGGAAAATTCGGCGCGGCCGGACGTGATCCTGGAGACCCAGGAAACGATCCCCCAGGAAGCGGTCGAGAAGCTCCGCCAGCAGTGGCGGGAAATGTACGGCGGCCCCAAGCGGGCCGGCTCGACGGCCGTCCTCCCGAAGAAGGTGACGGCCCGCGTGGTCGAGGGCTCCAGCCGCGAGGCCTCCCAGTACATGGAACTCCGGAACGCGATCGTCGGCGAGATCGCCCGCGCGTTCGGGATCCCCAGCTCGATCATCGGCCACGAGGCCGCGGGCCGGTGGGCTTCGGTCGAGCAGGAGTTCTTGTCGGTCCAGGTCTTCACGATCCTTCCCTGGCTCCGCCGGTTCGAGCAGGCGATCGACCGCTCGCTCCTGAACACCTACGGCGACGACGTGTACGCGAAGCTCGACAACCGGGGCCTGCTAAGAGGCGACGGAGCCGCGCGGGCCGCCCTGTATCAAAGCCTCTTCAACATGGGCGCGATCACGCCCAACGAGATCCGCGGCCTCGAGGACTTCGACCGGCTCGACAACGAAGCCGCCGATCGGACGTTCATGCAGCTCGGCTTCGCGCCCCTGGGGGCCAACATGGAGGGCACCGATGGAACTGGAGCGTAGGTATCTGCCGGCGGCCGATGGCAACGCCCTCGAGCTGCGGGACGACGGCGGCCCGGTGATCCGCGGGATCTCGCCCCCGTGGAACTCGCCATCGGTCGACCTGGGCGGCTTCACTGAGCAGTTCTCCCCGTCGGCGTTTGATCGCGTGCTGAACCGCTCACGCAACGACCCGCGCGGCCGCGTCGATGTGGTCGGGCTGTTCAACCACGACGACAACCTCGTCCTGTCACGGACGACGAACAACTCCCTCGGCCTGTCGAAGGAAGCCTCCGGCCTCGGCTGGGAAATGCGAAACCTCCCCGACACGCAGACCGCCCGCGATGTCGTCTCGCTCCTCCGGGCGGGCCTGCTCTACGGGGCCTCGTTTGGGTTCATCGTCTCCGACAAGGGCCAGCACTGGACGGAAGACACGAAGGGGAACCCCGTGCGGACGATTACCGACGCCGATCTCTTCGACGTTTCGGTCGTGACCTGGCCCGCCTACCCGGCCTCGTCCGCCGGCCTGCGGTCGCTCGCCCAGTGGCGGGAAGAAAACCTGACCGCCGCCGAGATCCGCGACCGCGTCGAGCGGGACGCCGAGCGGGCCGCGGCCCGTCAGCGGGAGATCGAGGCCTCGATCGTCGCCCTGAAGCTCGCGAGGCTCCGCGCGTATGCGTAAGTGCAACTGCGGCGAGCGGATGAAGGTGGACTCCTCACGCCGGGCCGGCGAGCTCCAGGTCCGGTACCTCGAGTGCCCGCGGTGCAAGGCCCGCCGCCGGCAGGTGGTCGAAGCCGATCAAATCTGGAGGCGGAAGAAATGACGCTGCACGAACTCTCGGAACGCGTGAAGGCCTTCGTCGTCGAGGCCCAGGATCGGGCCAGCGACGGGATCAGCGTCGCCGACTTCGCCGAGATCGTCGTCGACCTGCTCCGGCTCGTGCTGGCGGCCCTCGACACGATCCCGGCCGACAACGCGGCAAAGAAGGCCTGGGCCCTGTCGGCCGTCGAGCTGCTGTTCGACACGCTCGCCGACAAATGCGTTCCGGTGATGGTCTGGCCGGTCTGGATGATCGTCCGCCCCGCCGTCCGTCAACTCGTCCTGCTCGCGGCCTCCGGCCTGATTGAAGGCCTCCTGCCGATCGTGAGGGCCGCTACATGACATACGTCATCCTGTTCGCCGCCGCCGCGGCTGTACTGTTCTGGCCGTCGAAGCGGCCGATCCTGCCGCCGCTCACGCCGCCGGGCCCGGCCTCCCCGAAGGTTCCGACGTTCCTCGAGGCGACCTCGGCCCTGGCAGACGTTCGCCGCCGGCTGTTGGCGGGCGACCTCCTGGGCGACGCCGAGCGGAAGGCCGTCGACGTGCTCCAGCTCGCCCTGACGGCGGGGAGCGAAAAATGAGCCGATACGCCCTGGCCGCCGTGTTCGTGCTCGTGGCCGCCGCCATGTGGTTTGCCAGCGGAGACCGCTCGCCGTCCCCGTCGCCGGCCCCGCCCCAGACCGCGCTCGACCTGCGCGGCCTGTTCGTGGGGCCGACGGCCGCCGATGACGCCGTGACGTTCGGGGCCCTGTGCGACGAGCTCGCCGAAGTGATCGCCTACGACGGGACGCTGGCGTCGCCCCGCCTGAAGACTGGGACGCAGCTCGACGACCTCCGCGTCGCCGCCTGTGACGCCCGGATGCGCGGCCTGTCGATCGGGGCTCGCCAGCCCAAGGTCCGCGACGCGATCAAGACGTACCTCGACGCCAAGATCGGCACCGGCGGCGGCCCCGTGAGCGTCGACGCCCGCCGAGCGTGGGTCGACGCTTTCCGCGAGATCGCGAGGGCTGCCGCCAATGCGACGCGATGAGCGGGCCCTGATCGCCGCGGTCCTCGTGATCGTGGCCGCGACCTTCCTCGGCTACCTGCTGCCGGTCCGGAGCCAGCCCGAGAACTTCGGGTACACGCCGAACCCCGAAGGCGTCCAAGAGTTCCTGGCCGAACTTGACCAGCCGATGTTTGCCCAGGCCGGGGCCGAGGCGATCCGCGGGGCCCAGGGCGTCGACACGTTCCTCTATCGCTCGCTCTACAAGGCCCACCAGGCCCGCTACGGGTCGCCCTTCGTCGTGGGCGAGCAAGGGATCGGAGACTGCGTCTCCTGGGGCTGGGCCCACGGCGTATGGATCTCCCAGGCGATCGACTGGGAACTCGGCAAGCTCCCGGAGCCCCCGCTCGCGCCCGCGACGGAGGCCGTATACGGCGGATCGCGGGTCGAGGCGAGGAACAAGCCCGAAGGCGGCGGCGGGTGGTCCGACGGTTCGTACGGCGGCGCGGCCGCCCGGTGGGTTCGCGACTGGGGCGTCGTCTACCGCGAGAAGGTGCTCGAGCACGACCTGACGACCTACTCGCCGAAGCGGGCTAAAGACTGGGGCAACTGGGGCGCGGGCGGCAAGGGCGACGGCGGCAAGCTCGACGCCGAGGCGAAGAAGCACCCGGCGAAGTACGTCAGCCTGGTGAAGACTTGGGACGAGGCGGCCGCCGCGATCGAGAGCGGCTATCCGGTCGCCGTCTGCTCCATGCAGGGTTTCGCGTCCGTCCGCGACGCCGACGGCTTCTGTAAGGCCTCCGGGACCTGGGCGCACTGTATGTGTTTCGTCGGCGTCCGCTACGGCAACCGCCCCGGCCTGCTGTGCCTGAACTCGTGGGGCCCGTCCTGGGTCGGTGGCCCGCGATGGCCCGACGATATGCCCGAGGGCTCGTTCTGGGTCGAGAAGGCGGTCGCCGATCGGATGCTCTCGGGTGGCGACTCGTTCGCCGTCGGCAGCGTGGACGGGTTCGGCTTCCGCGACCTACATCACGGTAATTGGTTTCAGCCGCCCCCCAAACTTCGCCCGGAGAACCTCGCCGATGAGATTCGACCGTAGTACCGTCGTGGCCTGCGTGGTCGCGATCATTATCTGGAACTGGGCCACGAGTTCAGGCGGCGGAATCACGCCCGGCCCTGGGCCATCGCCCCGACCGCTGGACGGCCGCCCGATCCTGAAGCTGATCTCCCGGGCCGCGAAGGCGCTGCTCTGGGTCTCGCTCGTGGCCGAGCCTCCGCCGTCGAGCCAGCTCTACAGTACGACTTCTGTTCTCGTGGACGAGGAAGGCCGCCCGATGCTCGATCATGGGAGGGGCTGGTGATGTGGCGCGCCTTCATTGCGTTCCTCGCGTCCCTGACGGCCGACCCTGTCGCCGTCGACCGTGAAGCCCCGCGGGCTGCCGCCGCGGTCGCCGCGTCCTATTCGCAATTCGCGAACGGCGAAACGCCGAGCCCCGCTCCCACGCCGAAGCCGGGCGAGTGCTGCAAGGCCTGCAAGGGGACCGGAACGATCACGCATGGCGACGGCCATAAAACGCCCTGCCCCTGCCCGGACTCGTGCGCGTGCAAAAAGACCGCGTCGCCCGCATGCCCTGACGGAAAGTGCCCGACGAAAACCGTCCTACGGTAGTGCAGGGCTTCTTCAAGGGTCCGGGCGGGCCGGGGACATTGGCTCCCAGTTCCACGGAAACCCACGAACAAGGAAACGCCATGCACGCCCACCGCAAGCTCCAGGACGAGGCCGCCGCCGTCATCGCCGAAGTCGAGCAGATCCGCAACCTGACCGACGAGACCGAGGTCGCCGCGAAGGCCGACCGGCTGGCCGAGCTCGTGCTTCGCGCCGAGCAGCTCCCCGGCGAGATCGAGGCCGCCCAGGCCGCCGAGTCTCGCGCCCTGGCGAGCGTGGAAAACCTGCGGACCGCGGTCTCGACCTCCCCCGCCGAGGCCCGCAAGGCCCCGGCGATCCATGTCGCGAAGAAGGTCGAGGGCTTCGAGGACGCCTCGCAGGCCGTGACGGCCGGCGAGTACCTCCGCGGCCTGGCCCGCGGCGAGTACCGGGCGATGTCGACCGGCGGCGTCGGTTCCGGGAAGGAGATCGTCCCCGAGGAGCTCTTCGGGAACATCATCAACCAGATGAACCGCGTGTCTGTCGGTCTCCGGGTGGCGAGCGTCTTCTCGACGATCGCCAACAAGATCAGCCTCCCGAAGGCTGGCGACGCGACCGCCGCGTTCTACGACGAGGCGGACGAGGGCAGCTTGACGGACATCGCCACCAGCTCCGTGCCGGTGACGCTGTTCGGCCTCCGCAGCCTGACCGCGGTCTCCAACGACCTGATCGAGGACTCGGTCGTCGACGTGGCGGCCCTCTTCGCCCGCTCTGTAGCGAACGGCTTCGCGTCGAAGATCGACTACGCCTGGCTCCAGGGCGACACGACCGCCGGGATCGACGGCCTGGTCGGCGAGGTGGCATCCGGGAACACCATCACGGTGGCCTCGGCCGGTGCGACCTCGGCGTCCGAGCTGGCCGACATGGTCGGCAAGATCGACCCCCTCGCCGCGAATACGAGCTGGGTGGTTAGCCCGGTCGGTTTCGGTGCCCTGCTCGCGGCCCACGCGAACACGGGCTCGGTGATGCTCGCCGACGCGATGGCTCCGACGGTCTACGGCCGCCCGGTCTACGTGACCAACGGCCTTCCCGCCGGGACCCTCGCCCTGTACGGCGATTTCGGGATGGCAACGGCCGTCGCGGTGAAGGCCAGCGGCCTCCGGGTCGACGCCCTCCGCGAGGTGCGGGCGGTGAACGACCAGACGCTCTTTGTCGCGAAGCAGCGCTGTGGGATCGCGAACCACGCCCCCGAGTTCGTGTCGAAGCTGGTCATCGACTGAGGCTGATCCCCGGTCGAACGGAATCAAGGCCGGGGGCTGGCAGGGATGCCGCCCCCGGCCGCCTTCGTATAGGGAGCCAACATGACGCCTCGATCGGTAAAACTCCTCACGCCGCCCACGGTCGAGCCCGTCTCGCTGGCCGAGGTCAAGCAACACCTCCGGCTGATGCCGGACCAGACCGACGACGACCTCTACATCGTCGCCCAAATGGCAGCCGCCCGCCGGCTCATCGAGCGGCGGCTCGGGATCGCCCTCGTCGCGACCCAGTTCCGCAGCAGGTGGGACGCCGGGGCCGTCGTCCTGCCGCTCGTGGGCCCGGTCCTGGTCGACGAGGACCACCCGCTCGCCCTGACGGTGGACGGCGTGGCCCTGACCTCGAGCGATTACGAACTCGACGATGACTCCTCCGAGATCGAGCTCGACGCGGCGGCCACCGGCGAGGTCGTCGCCACCTACTGGGCTGGCGTGGCCCCCGGCCAGCCGATCGCCCCGCAGCTCCGGGCGGCGATCTTGCTCTACGTGGCCCACCTGTACGCCAACCGCGAGGCGGCCAGCCTGGACGCCCCGGCCGAGGTGCCGATGGCGTTCGAGACGCTTCTCGCCAGCGAGTCGACAACGGGGGTCTGGTGATGCCGCTCCCTTCGGGCCTGCTCCGCGAAGTGTTCGCGATCGAGTCTCCGACGGAGACCCGGAACGCCCTGGGCGAGTCGGTGCAGACCTGGCAGGAAGAGGGCCGCCGCTACGGGTCGTACGAAGCCATTTCATACTCGGAGCAGACCCGCCGCGGGCAGGTCGGCGGCTCGGTCTCGGCAACGGTTCGGATCAGGTACTTCCCGGGCCTGACGGGTAAGCACCGGCTCCGGTGGATCAGCCGTGGCGGCCGCGTGCTGTACGTCTCCAGCGTGATCGAGCGGGGCTTCCGCGAGGAGCACGAACTCGCGGTCGAGGAGCAGGCCACATGATCGCGCTATCGTGGAGGGTCGACCGCTACGATTTCACCGACTACGACGCCGATAAGGCCGTCGCCGTCGTGATGGACCGATTCAAATCCCTGCCGCGGCACATCGCCAGGAAGCACATGGGAGCGGCTATGCGTCGTGTCCTGAAGCCCGGCGTCCCGATCCTGCGGAAGAATACGCCGCCCATGGGTACACGCCGCGGCCGCCGCAAGAAGGGCGAAAAGCCTATCTCTACCGGAGCCATGCGGCGGGCCGTGACGACAAGGACAGGCCAGACCGGCCGCAACCAGGACGGGTTCGTCTGGGGCGTGCTCGGCTACCGGGCCTCGTTCGAAAGCCGAAAGGCCATTTGGCACCAGTACGGAACAACTACCGGGCTCCAGGCGGCCGACATGATCGGCCGCACGATGAGGGAGTTCGGCCAGCCAGCGGCGAACAAGTTAGCGGCCGAATTGGCCGTCGCTTTCGATAAGGCGGTCAAGGAAAACGCGTCCGGCAAAAACCCTGGTTTCGGAGCGTAACGCATGGCAAGCCCCGAGGCGTGGCTACGGATGGCGATCGAAGGCGTGGCCGGGTGCAACGCCTACCCACTGGTGGTGAACGAGGGCCAGGCCCCGCCGTTCGTGGTTTACATGAGGACCGCTACGGCCCGCGTCCAGCAGCTCGACGGCGCGTTCGACTCCCCAGTCGGGACGTTTGAGATCACGATCTACAACGACGGATACCTCGCCGTGAAGACCACGGCCGACGCCGTCCGGGCCGCCGTGAATAACTTCCAGGGACCGGGCGAAGGGGCGAACATCTTGAGCGTGCAACTCGACAACGAGCGGGACGCCGATCCCGTGTTTCTCGAGGGGCGCGATCTTCCGACCTTTGTCGTAGAGCAGACCTATACCATCCGCTGGGAAGAGTAGCCATGCCTGTCGCAGACTCACAGGGTACGACGTTTACGTTCGGCGGCGTCGAGTTCTCGGCCACGAACATCAAGGTGAAGAAGACCGGCAAGGGCTACGACCAGGACGTCGACGTATCGACGCTCTCGCTCGCGAGCGGTGCCGACAAGGTTTACGAAGCCCCGGCCCTCTACGACTACGGCCCGGCGGGTCGCTCGATCGAGATCTCGCTCTCCTACCTGGGCGACGACGAGCCGGACACCGATAGCGAGCTGACGCTCGTCTGTGCGAAGTTTGGCCTCAACGACCCGGCGCGGTGCAGCGAGTTTGAGCTCGAAGCAGCCGTCGGCGAGAAGATCAAGGGTACGGCCACGTTCGTAATCAAGGGCTAAGGGGGATGGGATGCCATTCGCCGATGCCCAGGGTGCGACGGTCTCGTTCGGCGGAGTTGTCCTCGGTAGCCTGGTGAACATCCAGGCCACCCAGTCCGTCTCCGGCAAGTTCGACTGTACCTCCCTGCTCTCGCCCGTCCTTGGGGCCGGGGCGAACTCCCGCGTTCTGCTCCAGTCGAACCCGACGAGCGTCGACGCCGGCGGGGTCGCCGTTCAGTTCATCGGCCAGACCGTGTTCTCGCGTGCCGACATCGGCCGCGTCGCCCCGCTGGTTTTCGCCCTGCCGTCGGGCGGGGCATTGGTTGGGCTGGCGTACCTCGACAATTTGGAACTAGAGGCCGCCGTCGGAGAGAAGCTCCGCGGGACCGCGACCTTCACGTTCACAGGATTTTTTGCCTAATGCCCACGACAGCCGAAGACATTTTCGGAACCGCCACGCCCGACGTCGTCGAGGTGACGCCAGCCGGCGCGGCAAAGCCCGTCCGTCTCCGCTACCCGACTTTCCGCGAGTGGCACGAGATCACGATCGAGCACCGGAAGGCCGGGGCCGACAAGCGCGACCCGTCCGCCGACCTGATCGCCCGGACGATCGCGATCTGTATCGCCGACGGCCAGGGCCGGCGCAAGCTCACCGACGCCGAGGCCTCCGCCCTGCTCGAGGCCAGCCCGCGGCAGGTGATGGATCTCTACACGAAGTGCTGGGAGACGGTGCTCCGGAACGACGACGACGCGGCAAAGGGGGAGGCAAAAAACTAAAGAGCGAGCCGGCGGTCTTGTTCCTCCACCGGCTCGCGATCGAACTAGGGGAACCGAGCGTCGATGCCCTCGCCTCGAAGATCACGGTTCGGGAGTTTCGCCGCTGGTGCGGATACTACCTCCTGGAGCCCTTCGGGACGGATTGGCAACGGACGGCCCGCCTGGCGGTGTGGTTGGCCGTGACGCTCGGAGCGAAGTTCGACCCAGACGACGAGATCGAGGCGAAGTTCCTGCCGACCTACCGCAGCGTTCCCCAGACCGACGACGAGATCTTCCGCGAGCTCATGAAAATCCCGGGCCTGAAGAAACGACACGAGAGCGACTAATGGCAGCCATCGGCAAGGTGTCCGCTGTCTTTTCGGCCAGCACCAACGGACTCACGAGCGGCGTCAATACTGCGATCGCGGCCTTCGGTCGCGTGGGTGGCAACGCCCGAGCCCTGGGTTCGGCTTTTCAACAACTCCAGTCCATCGGGAACATGGGCGTCGGCAACGTGGGGCCGGCTGCCGACGCGTCGTCCGCCGCCTTGTCGAGATTTACGCGGCTCTCCGAAGGACTCCAGCAGGCCCTTCAGGCCGGAAGGATCACGTCCGACGAGTTCGCCCGGCGTATGCAACTCGTCGAGCAGGCGGCCAGCGAGACGGCGTCCACGATGGCCCGCGGCGCTGCCATCACCGACCAGTACCGCAGCTCCGAGGAGAAGCACGCACGCCGGCTTGACGAGCTGAACAAACTCCACGCGGCCGGGGCGATCGACACGAAGACCTACCTCCGCGCCGTTGGCGCAGCCAACGACGAGCTTAAACAAAGCCAGGGCGGCGCGAATGCGTTCAAGAAGGCGGCCGCGACCGTCGAGACCGCTACGACCGCCGTTACCCGCCGCCTCAATGCCCTAATCGCGATCCAGGGGGCCCAGCTTTTCGGGTCCGTCGTTCGCGGCGTGTCCGACGCTGTCCGGTCTCTCGTGAACATGGGCCAGGCCCAGGCCGAGGTGATCGACTCGACCTCGAAGCTCGCCGCCCGGCTGGGCTTCACCTACGGCGAGCTGGCGGGCCTGGGTCTCGCGGCCGAGCTGTCGGGCGTGTCGATGGATCAGGTGGCCGCCGCCGCCACGAAGGCCGACATCGCGTTCGTCAAGGCCGCCAACGGCTCCAAGCAGGCCCGGGCCGTCTTCGACCGGCTCGGCCTGTCCATGGACCAGCTCCAAGGCATGAGCGCGGCCGAGCGGTTCGACGCGATTGCCGCGTCGATCGCCGCCCTGCCGACCGAGGCCGAACGGGCCGCCGCGGCCGTGGCGATCTTCGGCCGGGCCGGGGCTGCCATGCTGCCCATGTTCGCCCAGGGGGCCGAGGGGATCGCCGCCGCCCGCCGCGAGGCCGAGGCCTTCGGGCTGACGCTGACGAACGCCCAGGGGCAGAACGTCGAGGCGATGAACGATTCGTTCACCAGGGCCCAGCAGGCGATCCAGGGCGTCGTCGGCCAGATCGTGGCCTACCTGTCCCCGGCCGTCGAGGCGGTCACGACGGCGTTCTCGGACTTCGTGGGTAGCGTCGGCGGGGCGAACATCGGCCAGGCCATCGGCGACGCCCTGCTTCAGGGGGCGCAGTTCTTCGCCGGGATCGCCGACTGGGTGATCGCCGGCCTGGGCGGCGTGTTCGAGTACGCGACGGCCGTCGGCGAATACTGGGCCACCGGCTGGGAGTTGGGGACGCGTGTCGGGAACTTGCTCTACGGTGCGTTCAAGACGTTCGAGGCGGTGGGGAACATCATCGGCGGGCTGTTCTCCGACATCGTGGCGGGCCTGTACCGGGCTGCGGCGACGATTGCCGGCGTGATCCCCGGGTTCGGGGATATGGCCGCGTCGCTGAATCAGTCCGCCGACGGCTGGGCCGCGACGGGCGACCAGTTCGCCGCCTCGATGAACCAGAACCTCGACGCGGCGTCGACGGCGTTCGGGAACGCCTTCGGCGAGTCGGCCGCGGCGGCCGCCCCGGCGGCGGTCGGGCCCGTGTCGCAAATGATCGACGACGCGAGGCGTCGCGCCGAGCAGGCGGCAGCCCAGCAGGACACGGCGGCCCGGCAGACCGTCGGCCCGCAGGCCGTGGCCCCGGCCCAGGCGGTGGCGTCCACCGAGGCCCTGAAGGCCACCGACTCGACCTCGCGGGAAGGGATCGCGGAAATGTTCCGCCTCATGCGTGGCGACGCCGGCAACGTCCAGGAGCAACAGCTCGGCGTCCTTGAGCAGATCCGCGACGCCGTCCAGTCAGGGAACGAGGACGGCGGATTCGACTCGACCGAGCTCGTCTTCGGGGGTGCCTGATGGCTGTCGTCGGCTGGCGTGAAACCGCAAAAGGGAAAAAGGTCTCCGGCAAGTTCGGAGAGTCGAACACCTACTCGCGGGCGTTCCTGATCCGCGTCGATCACCCGGCCACGTCCGAGGTGGCGATCTGCCGGGCTCCCGGCATCGTGTACGGGGCCGCCCACCCGGCACAGTCGGCGTGCAAGGCGATGGAGTTCTCGCTCGACATGGCCGACGATGTCGGCCTCTGGTGGACGCTGTCGGTGAACTACTACGCGCCGCCGCCCGAGGCGATCCCGGACGAGAACGGGATTCCGGAAGACTCTTGGGCCGCCAGCGGCGGCACCAGTACGGGCCCGGCGTTCCAGGACATCGACGGGGATACGATCGTCAACTCTGCCGGCGACCCGCTCGAAGGCCTGGAGCAGGAGAATGACGACATCTCGTGGACGCTCACGAAGTGCTACTCCGACATGAGCTGGGACGCTGTCAGGGTTCAGCAATCAAACACCGTAAACGAAGCTTTTTGGAACTACGGCCTTTCTGGGACCTGGAAGGTAAACTTCCGGTCGGCCCAGAAGAAGACGATCGCCACGGCGACGACCGGCACCTCGGGCCCATCGCCGAACGACGGAACGAACGCGCCGGCCGAAGGGTCCGAGTCCACGTCCACCTACTGGGAGACCGTCTGGGAGTTCCGCTACCGGAAGAACGGCTGGGCGCTGAAGCCCTGGGATGTCGGCTTCAATGAACTGGTCAGCGGCGAACGCCAGGCGATCGTCGGGGCCGACGGAAAAGCCGTGAAGCAGCCGGTCGCCCTGACGGGCGCGGGGGCGGCCAAGCCTGCCGGCGAGGCCCCGGACGCCCTGGCGTTCGACGTGTACGACTCGTCGAACTTCTCCACGTTCGGGGAGCCGTCCTAATGCCAGGCCGCCGCGAGCGGA